TGCGAACCGCCAAGGTGGCTTCTACTGATCCCAGAGTAAAAAAAGAGATTGACAAATGGCTCAAAGATCTGGGATCTGCCGGATGGGCAAGATTCCCGGAAGGCGTGGAAATAGACATTAAAGAATCCAACAGCCGGGACAGCTTCAATGTATTCAATGAAAAAAGAAAAGCCTGTAACGAGGAGTTGGCCAATCTTTTTGACGGAAACTCCGAGACAGCCAAAGATACCGGAAGCAGGGCTAAGACCGGAGAAATTATAAACGGTACTCAGAAGCTTATTACGATGGATGATGAAACCTTCGTGATGTTTTTTATCAATGATGATGTATTGCCCTGGCTTCGTGAACTGGGCTATCCATTTGAACAGACCGACTCTTGTATCTGGAATGACAACGAAAAATCAACCCCAAAAGAAAGACTTGAAATTTTTAAAGGGGTTAAAGATCTCGGATATAAGGTGAAAAAAGAACAGATTGAAACCGAGCTGGATGTTGAGATCATAGGAGAAGTCTCCAGCGGTCCCCCAGCTGATGAACCTACGCCACCTGCCCCAAAGAATAGGCATGTAAATTTTAAGAAGGGGCTGGCATCCCAGACCAATTTAAAATGTTTAGCAGATGGTTTGCCAGCCCCCGTTAATGCAAGAGACCTGACAAGAGAGGAAGAAAACTTCTTGCGACAGCTGTATGAAAACCCTGGGAGCATTACCTGGAGCTATAACGAATTCAAAGCCTCACACACCCAGCTTATTGATGTGATAAAGCGGGGATTCGGAAAAATGAATTTTGATTTTGACAGTACCGATCACAGAAGAATGCGGGCGTGGATGAATAATATACACCGTTTTGGGGTAGATAAAACACAGGCGGAAGTCTATGAGCTCAACCAGATGCTTAAAGACCCGGAAATAAAGAGTTTTAATGACTTCCGGAATAAAGCAAAATCCGTATTCCCGGATTATAAAGAGCGCTTCCTGGAGACCGAATGGGATCACGCTGGGGCCAGCTCTTCAATGGCCGCCCGATACAGGGAAATGATGGACGATATAGACATTGCCCCTTACTGGAAATTCGATGCCATACAGGACGAAAGGACTTCGGTGGTATGTAATGCACTGAGCGGAAAAGTTTTTGATAAAAAGGATAAAAATTCATGGCGTTTTTTACCCCCGCTTCATTTTAAATGCCGCTCGGATGCCCAGGATATTTTTGATGATTATGACGGTGAGATCACAAGTTTTCAGGACGCCATAAAAACCGATCCGGATGGTTGGGAAAGAATGCAGAAACAGGGTTTCGACGTGAACTGGGGCGATAGCGATGAAATATTTACCCGGGCACAAAGCTACCTAAAAAAACTGCCGGAAGATGCCTCGCCCATTGATGTGGATGATTTGGGAATCACGGACTACGGACTCCCGGAATGGGCAAAGGTCAAAAAACATGCTTACCCTGAAAAGGCGGTGACCATCAAAAGCCATATGGATAAAACGGGAATGGTCCGGGTCATCACTTCTGAGGGTCTGCCGGTGTGGATGGGGACAAAGATTCTGAAAGCCGATGATATGCTGTTTACAAAAATAAGGGAAACATTAATGAGCCCGGATGAAGTCTACTGGAGTGATTCCGGCAAAGTTCCACAATCAGTATTTATAAGATTTTACAAAGAAGGAGCATTTAAAATTACCACTGAATCTGTAAAAGTAGTCAAGTTTGAAATGGTTACCAATGGAGATACAATCCGTAAAGGTCTGCTTGTAAGCAGGCCAAAGAAATAAAATAATAAAAAACAATGAACGGTTTACAATATGCTTTAGATTTAATTGATCGCTCCTTTTCCAGTGGGATAGCCCGGGCCAGAAGTGAAACCCGGGGGCTGGATGATGCGGTTAACAGTACCAACCGGGGCATCGGAAGGCTAAGAGGTACAGGACAAAGTGCTTTCAGCAGCATTGCGCAATATGCCAAAACTGCCGGGCTGGCTATTCTGGCAGCTTTGTCCGTAGGGGCGGTCATTAGTTTCGGGAAAGAGCTGACCGGTATCGCCGCCAGATTTGAGGGAATGGAAAACGCCATTGTCTTTGCATCGGGCCAGGAAGGTGCAAAAAATATGGAGTTTCTGGATACGACGATTAAGGACCTTAATCTAAATATGGAGTCCTCCTACAAAGGGTTCCAGACCTTAACGGGTTCACTGAAAGGTACCGCATTGGAAGGCCAGGCCACCCGGGATATTTTTGAAGCCGTGGGGATTGCCGCATCAGTGATGAACCTCTCGGCCGAGCAAAGTGAGGGGGCCTTCCTGGCACTTTCACAAATGGCATCCAAGGGCAAAGTTTCAGCCGAAGAACTTCGGGGGCAGCTGGGGGAAAGGATTCCCGGAGCGCTCGGAATTGCTGCCCGGGCGATGGGAATGACACAGGCACAGTTCAATGAAATGCTGGATAGTGGTAAAATTATGGCGGAGGACTTCCTTCCCAAGTTTTCAAAGGAATTAAAAAACACATTCGAAGGTGGTTTACCCGCTGCCATGAATTCGATGCAGTCGGCAATCAACAGGCAGGAAAATGCTCTCACAGAGTTTAAATTGAAAACAGCTGAAACATTCCGACCCCTTATTATTGGCGTTTTGGAGGCCGGAAATTATCTTTTCAGCTTCCTTTCTGATATGATGAATTACACAGAGCCGGTGAAAGATGCATTTTTAGGAGTGGCACTGGCTTTTCAGCCGGTCATGAATGCCATTAGAAACAACGGGCTTATTCAGTTTTCAGATGATACCAACCTGGCTAAATTAGCAATGGAAGGGATCGCCGGGGTAATCCGGTTTTTAACCCCGCTCCTGGAACTGCTTTTTAAAATCATAGGTGGGGTTGAATCAGCATTTAACTATGTACGTAAAGCTTTGATGGAAAATATAACCGCCATGTATGAGTCTGGAAATGTGGCCCAGTTTCTTTCTGGTATTATAGGAATTTTAACCTGGGTGTGGGAGCTTCTCTCCCCGGCCATTGGTTATGCCGGTGAAATATTAGGGGTGGTTATCGGGGTGGTCCTACAATCGATAGATGCCATATTAGGGGTTATTAATGCCCTTCTCGAATGGGGAAAAAAAACGGTATGGATTCAGCGGCTGCTTAGTGCATGGGCCGGTATGGTTCACTCCGTATTTAAAAGCATCAAAGAAATGGCGGTTAATATTCTGGGGGGCGTGGGTGATCTTTTGGTCGGTATTTTTACCCTTGATACCGATAAAATAAAATCGGCTCTTTCAAAAGGTTTCGGGGCCGTAAAAGAAACGGCAAAACTAATTCCTCTTGCCGTAAGAGGTGCCTATGACGGATGGAATAAAGAGCTGGAAAAGCCGGTTAAAAAAGCCGTTAAAATTACCACTAAAAATCAGGTCGTAACAGGGTCTGGTATTCCTGCCTCATCCCTTGCCGCTCCTGACGCAAAACCTTCATCGGCACTCTCCCCGGCGGGCGGATCAGACTCTAAAAATAAAAAGGATAAACCCAACAATTCGCTTTCAGGCTCCGGGAACGGTGGAGATGGGAAAAAGATGGTTTTCAATATTCAGTCTTTTGTAAAAGAATTAACCATTAAGACCACCAACATCAAAGAAAGCCCACAGGAGATCAGAAAAATCCTTGAGCAGATATTTAATGAAACATTAGCAGACATAGAAATAAGGGGCAATGCGTAGAGAGAACAATGCACGGGAGCTGGACAGGCTTGCCGCAAGATACAGGAACTTTAAAAGAACCATCCCCCAAAAGGCGGCCATCACAATGGTGAATTTCTTTAAACGGAATTTTAATGTAGGCGGCTTTGTGGATGTCCCTTTTCAAAGATGGAAAAAAAGCACATATCCCGGGGCCAGGGCCACAATGGTGCGCTCCGGAAATACCAGGCGGGACATTAAAAAGCTGCAGGTTTCCCAGTCCCGGGTGGTGGTGGGGATCGGAAATCATAACCATTATGCAAAAATCCATAATGAAGGAGGACAGATTCCCGTAACCCCAAAGATGCGCCGCTTCTTCTGGGCAAAATATAAGGAAACCGGGAAAGAATACTGGAAGTGGCTCGCCCTGACAAAAAAAACACATATAGACATGCCACAGCGTCAATTCATCGGGGACTCTAAAGCCCTTGAAAAAACGCTGGACCGTATGATTATTTCAGAACTTAGAAAAATAATAGAATGAGTATTAAAGGTATTGTATTTAAAGAAATATCCGATCATCTGGAATCCCAGGTGGAGGAACTGATCTATATCGATAAAGACCGTGGACAGACCGAAAAGGAAAATGTTGTTATCGTTCCAAAACCTGCTGTTTTAATCGCTTTTATGCGCTTTGAATGGTCAGACATCGGCAATGGTATTAAACTGGGAAAAGGACTGGTCCGTGTCCGTGTAATCTGCGAAAATTATGCGGAAAGTTACTCCGGAAGTATTGATCAGGAGCTGGCACTCGCTTTTTTTGATCTTAACGATAAAGTCGACGCAGCACTGGAGGGATTGAGTGGGACAAAATTCAGTGAAATGAAAAAGGTATCTGACGAGGACGACCTGGATCATAATAATGTTATTGTAACGGTCTATGAGTATGAAACCACGATCACCGATGATACGAGGGCCAACTGCTCCAAAATGATCAAGGTAGATGCCGAGCCGGTTGTTAATTATATAGCAAAAGAAAACCTGCCCAAAAGGCAGGTTAATATTAAGTCGGATTTTATTATTTAATCCAGCATCATCTTTCCGGATTCACATATTACTGAAGTAATTCCCTCCGCAACAGAATCAGGAATCACCTTTTTTATACCTTCATCGGAACGGTCAAAAGATTCTAGTGGTGTTCCCTTAGAATTATACAAGGTTGTATCTGCAACAGAGTATTCATTGTCGTGACAATTTACAGTCCAATACTGTACATAATACCTTCCGGGAATTGTTGCCCCTTTTTTATTTTTTTTCGGAGGTAAAACCATTTTGATCCATGCGCTAAAAGTATCAGAGCTCTTTTTTTCAAGATTTTTGACGTAATTTTTTGTACCATCAACCCCTGAACCCACATAATACCAACCATTAGCGTCCTGTTGTGAAAAATAAAAGAGCGGGGATAATGAAAATAAGATTAAAAGAGTTTTCATGATTAGTTATTTTATAAAATTGATAAGAACAGTATACTGATCATCAGATGAAAATAATAGGCATAGATCATCTTTATAATTATCTTCGGTGTAAAATTCCATGAATTCCTTCTGATCACTTGCCAGGTGTGGAATAACGATAAGTTTTACAGGAGGCTGAAGGTCTTTTAACTGTTTTTCTGTTTCTTGTTTTTCTTGTAAAGCTTCTTCGTAGGTCATTTGTGTGTTTTTAATGTCATTTGTAATAATCCTTTGCCGTGGTTACTACGATCTTGGACTGCCCATTGGCACCCACTGAGAGGGCGGCAACATCGGATAAAAAACGGGTCGTTACCGTCTCTCCCGGTTTGGTGTCCTTAAAGTTGATCGCACGGCTCCAGAAATTTACATAAAATTTGATAATGTTTTCTGTGTCGCCTGAAATTTCCAATTTTGTGATGATGGGTTGCTTATAACCTTTAACTCGTTTTCCGCTCCAATTTACATAAACAGTTGAAGGCTTTGCATTGCCTGAGGTAATTTGTTGTACATATTTCCATTTTTGATTTAAAACATCAAATTTTGTTTTATATGTTTCATCATTTACCATTCCAATTTTATGAAGTAGTTCCGAGACTGCCGGAAAATTATTACCGGCTTCAATATTGGTTATCAATGTTTCATAATCATTACCTGCAGCCGCATAAATATCCTCTTCACTCAGGGAAGTTTGCGAAAAAAGAAGAGTCGGGAATAATAAAAGTAATAAGATTTTTTTCATAATTAAAGATTTTTATAATGTCCGGTTCTTCTTACAATGAGCCAGATCGTTTCCCGCTCCAGCGGTAGATATTCGTCTTCGAGCAAATCTAAAGCATACTGACTGTCAAAATGCTTTGTGTCTGTATAATAAGCGAAGCGCTTGCGAATACGGTCGTTTCGCTTTATTATTTTGTCCTGTTTTGTTGGTTTTACTTCTGCCATAACACAAAAATATGAAGTATTCTCATTTCGTGCAAGTTGACGTTTAGTAGCTTCAGTAAATTGAAATTACCGTAAAAATACGGTGATTTGAATATCAGAAAATTATTATATTTGGATCAACATTTTAACGAAACAAGCGTAAGCTATCGTTTTGGACAAGGAAAACTGCGAATCTTCTTTAATGCCCAAACTCGATAGACTTACGCCCGTGTCCACATATGGGTGCGGGCTAAGTCTTTCTGGGCATTAGGTTCTTCGCAGTACCTCCTTGTCAGATCGATTTCAGTCCCGCACCTTTGCCTTTCCAATACCGCAGGTTCTGTTTTCATATTACGATAGTTTTACCTTAAAGTTGATAACACCTTTAAAAACAATTTTACTATGAAAACACTGTATCAGTCAGGGTAAATTCATTTACCGTAAAAACCCCATATGAAAAATGTGGTTTTCCACATTTTGAGACTAATTATAATTTTTAATTTCACGCTAAATTTTAACAGATATGAAAAAAAATTGTCTAAGTGCATTATTCTTATGCACTTTCTTGAACTTACCAGCTCAGGAGGTTGTCTGGCAGAAAGACATTAAATCCTCTACACAGGATTTTCTAAGCCAGGTTACCACAACAATCGATCAGCAATATCTGATCACAGGAAGCTCTATTCAAAGCGATAAGCAACAGGCTTCAGGCAGTAAGCAAAACAACGGTTACGATTTCCATTTGGTAAAACTCAATCAACAAGGAGATGAAGTCTGGGAAAAGTATTTTTCAGGGCAAAATCATGACTATTTATCGGCAACAGTTACCACTCAGGATGGTGGATTCCTTCTGGCCGGAACCTCTTATTCCGGGAAAGGTCTGGATAAAAAAGAGAATTCTAAAGGAGGTTCAGACATTTGGCTGATCAGGATCAATGAATTCGGAGATGAATTATGGCAGAAAACCTTGGGAACTTCTTCTGATGAAGAAGCAAGATCTGTCATTCAAACCACCGATTTAGGATTTTTTGTGGCCGGAAATGTCCAAAACTCCTCCAAAGGCTATGGTTCAAAAGATGTCTGGATTACGAGGCTTGATAAAGATGGAAAAGAACTTTCACAACTTATTTTAGGCGGAAAAGGTCTTGACGAAGTTGAAAAAATGATTCCAACGAAAGACGGCGGGGCTTTGTTAGGAATTTATTCCAGAAGTTCCGAGGTTCGTGATACAGGTTTCGGAGCAAGAAATCCTGAAAGTAAATCCTCAACCGAAAGCACTGCTACCCGCAACCTAACATCTTCCACCTCTAAACAAAGCACCAACTTCGGTGAAGGCGACTACTGGATCGTAAAGCTTGACAAAAACGGAAAAGTAGAATGGGAGAAGAACTACGGTGGAAAAGGAGATGATCATATCAGAACTTTAGCCTTGACTTCAACCGGATATATTATTGGTGGAGAATCCAGATCAGAAAGATCAGGAAACAAAACAGTAGGTATTGAAGAAGGAACAGATCTTTGGCTGATTTCTCTGAATGAAAGAGGAGAAGAACAGTGGCAGAAATCCTACAACTTCAAGAACCGTGATGTTTTGATGGGCATGAGTGTGATTCATTCTTCTGATGACAAATCTTCCAAAGGAATTCTTTTAGGGGGCTATACCCAAGCGGAAGGAAGAATAGAAAAAGATGATGAAACTTTCTGGATGCTGTATCTGGATCAGAATGGGAATGAACAGTGGAGAAAACATGTGACAGGAGAATCAAGACAGAGAGAAGAGAGGCTTTCAGATTTAAAACTGAACAGAGATGGCTCTATCATTTTAGCCGGAACGAGTGCAACAGAACTTGGAAAGGAAAACTGGAAGATCGTAAAGCTTGGAGACAAGCAAGTTAACCAACTGATCGAAAAACAAGACATCAAAATTTATCCGAACCCGGTATCCGACTATGCTTATGTAGAAATCGGTTTTGATTTCAAGGAAGCGGATATTCTGTTGTATGATATGAGCGGAAGACAACTTCAGAGCCTGAAAACGAAGAATAATGTGACCAAGATTAATACTCAGGCTTTGGTGCAGGGGGCTTATCTGGTGACAATCAAGACGGATACTCATAAAACAGCGAATGCTAAATTGATTAAAAAATAAAAACCAACAATCATGAAAAAAATACTATTGAGTGCTTTTTTACTCACTGTTCTTTTGGGAAACATGGAGGTTTCTGGGCAGGATAAAATAGAGCTCCAAAAGAATGATCACCTTATTAATTCTGATAGCAATCTACATACTGGGGTTCCTGGTATCAGTATACCAATTTTTAATGTTCCGGCAATTTCCGGCATCAATGTCGGTGTATCACTTTCGTATTCTACAGAAGGTGCTTCTACTTTTAAGATGATCAGTGATGTAAAGAAAGGTTGGAGCCTTCAGTATGGGGGCTCCATTGTGAAAAGCAGAACAAATAACGATAAAGATTTTATAACGGATGGAAGTACCGGTGAAGTGTCGTCTGTTACTTATTATTACAATTTTTTAGGAAATACAGGAAGATTTTATATTTCAAAAGACCAAAGTAGTGGCCAACTTATGGCGGTACAGCTACAACCTTCCAAGAACAAAATACTCCTAACCAAAGACAATAGTAACCCTGATAAAATTGCTTCCTTCAGTATTATAGATAAAGATGGGAATACCTATTTATACAATAAAATAGATATTGATAAAATAAAAACGATAAGCTCAGGAACCACACCTACAAGTAAAGAGAAAATCAATAACAGTGCTTTTTTACTCACCACCGTAATTAATAACAGAAATCAACTGGTTGTAACATTTGAATATGAAACCAATACAGAACTGATTAGTGCTTCAGTGGGAACTGTACAGGACAATAAAATTAAAAAAATCAATGTTGGCAATTATGGGAATATTGAGTTTGTTTATAAACCTAATCCAAAACCTTATTCATTAAAAGATAAAGGTGATAGGGACTGGTACCAAGTGGATAAACTGATATTAAAAGATAAAAATAACCAAATTATCAGTCAATATGCTTTTTCAGGAGAAGATTTTTTGAGTGGCATTTCCAACTTAGATAAAAATAATAATGTCATACAGAAATACTCCTTTGAATATAACAAAGCCTATGGCGATCCGGGTAATGTTTCCGGTGTAGATACCTATGGATACAAGAATGCTTATGATCCTTGCAGCCTAGATGCCGGAGCATTGATATTACCCAGATCAACCAATCTGAATACGGTGTCAGACAATACCCTGAAAAGCATTACACTTCCCACCGGAGGACGGATAGAGTATGAATTTGAAAGTAATTCTATAGAAGGAGCATTCCCTTATTCAGAATGTGTGGGTAGTAACTGTTATGAATATTATGACCTGGATAAGATCTATACCTGGACTTTTGACAGTACCCAGTCAAACACAGGTAGTGGCTTCAGTTTTCCGGCAGGATATAAAGGGGATGTATATGTAAAAACTGAATTGAATACCTACCCGAGAACAATTCCACCTAAACCGGGTGTACCTTATTTTATTGATACAGAATTACTCAATCAAGGCAATACTGTTTTACCTTATACACAGTATAAAAATTCCTCCAATGGATCAGACTGCTATAATATCAGGGTTTATCCTGGAGGTCTGAATTCAATAAGTAAAGGAATGGTGACGGGAAATTTGAGAGGCTATGGGAAATTAGAATTTTATGCGGTGAAAGAGATGAGAAAGCACCAGAATATATTTGGAAATGGGCTAAGGATAAAAAGTGTTAAAAACTATGATGCAAAAGCAACAGTTCCTACTAAATGGGTGACTTACGAGTATAATAAGTTTT